CCGCTTTGCACACCTATAACTGGACCAGTTATGCAGTCAGGCGTTCAGCCGGTGCATAAACCATGACGCTCCCCTACTCCCGAGGCAACGCCGCCAAGCGGATCGCCGACGCCTCGCCCGGTCCCTGGAAGGCATGGCCGACCAAGCCGCGCCACCTTCGCGCCATCCGCTTCATCGAGACCTACTGCCGGAGCCCGAAGGGAGAGGGCCATGGACAGCCGGTCAAGCTGGCCCGGTTCCAGAAAGACTTCCTGCGCAAGGCGCTCGCCGATCACGTGGACATCGCCGTGCTCGCCACGCCGCGCGGCAATGGCAAGTCCACGCTCGGCGGTGCGCTGGCCGTGTGGGCGCTCTTCGATGATGACGCGACCGGCTCTCCCCAGGTGCCCATCGTCGCCACCACCATCGGACAGGGGATCCGGTCCTGTTACGGCGTGGCGGTCAGCATGATCAAGGCCGAGCCGGAGCTCCTGCGCCGCTCGCTGATCTACACCGGCATCTCGACGCCGCGTGTCACCGTGCCCTTCAACGAAGGCGAGCTCTTCCCGGTTTCCAACGATCCCGACGGGCTCCTGGGCCTCGACCCGAGCCTCGCCATCGTCGACGAGATCGGCTTCCAACCCATGGAAAGCTGGGACAGCCTGCGGATGGCATCTGGCAAGCGATCGCGATCCCTCATCGTGGGAGTCGGCACGCCCGGACTGGACCGCGATAACGCGCTCTTCCACATCCGCACCGCCATTCACGAGGGCGAGAAGCTTCCTGGCCTCGTTTTCCGTGAGTACGCGGCGCCCGAAGGGTGCGAGATTCACGACAGGAGGGTCTGGCGCAAGGCCAACCCCGCCATCCGTGCTGGTTTCCTGCGCGAGTCAGCCCTCGAGACGGACCTCGGCATTACCCCGGAAGGGCACTTCCGCATCTTCCGGCTCGGCCAATGGGTCGATGGCGTCGACTCCTGGCTCGGGGCGAGCGGACGGAACATCTGGGAGGGTCTCACGTCGCCCTGGGGCTTCGTGGAAGGCGCTCCGACGTGGATCGGCATCGACGTAGGCCTCAAGCACGATTCCACCGCGGTTGTGGTGGTCCAGCGGCGGCCATCCGACGAGGACCATCCCGAGCGGATCCATGCCGCCTGCCGACTCTGGGTGCCGGCCGCCGATCGGCCCGTCGATACGACGGACGTGATGCAGCACATCCGTGAGCTCGCCGACCGCTATGACCTCCAGTCGGTCAGTTATGACCCGCGGTTCTTCGACGTGCCCGCCAAGTACCTTTTCGACGAGGGCGTGCCGATGGTGGAGCTCCCCCAGTCGCTCGAGCGGATGACGCCAGCAATCGGGGGTCTCTATGAGCTGATCCTCAAGGGCGACCTGACGCACGACGGAGACGAGGCGTTCAGCGCACAGGTGCTCAATGCCGTCCCCCGCTTCAACGATCGCGGCTTCACGCTCGCCAAGGGCAAGTCCCGCGGCCGGATCGACGCCGCGGTCGCGCTGGCGCTCGCCGTTGATCGCGTGCAGCGCGAAGAGCGGATCGAAGAGGTCGAGCCGGCTGTTCTCTACGGGAGGGCGCGATGACGCCCGAACGCATCGCCTTCCTCGAGCGGGTCGTCTGGCTGGTCAGCTTTGTCGCGATGACCGTGGCACTGGCGGCCGTTGACTGGCGAATCGGCCTGTTCTCGGGCGGTGTGCTCTTGGCCGTCTCCAATCTTGACCTTCGGAGGCGTTCATGAGCCTCATCCGTTCGCTGCTCGCGCCGCCCCGGATGCGGGCCACCATTCCCGGCGGCTACTCAATCGATGAGTACATTGGGTGGCTCTCCGAGGCTGGCTTCCCGCTTCTTCCTCAGAGTTGGGCGACCAATGAAGAGGTAATCGAAGGCGACTTCGCCGGCCTAGTCCGCGGCGCCTACCAGGGCAATAGCGTCGTCTTCGCCTGTCTGATGAAGCGGCTGATGCTCTTCAGTCAGGCCCGCTTCCAGTTCCAGCAGATGCGCGGCGGCCAGCCGGGGGATCTCTTCGGCACGCCCGAGTTGCAGATCATCGAGCGACCCGAACCTGGTGAGACGACGGCCGATCTCTTGACGCTGGCCCGACTCGACTCAGATCTCGCCGGGGACTGGTTCGGCGTTCGTCGTCCGAATCGGATCAAGCGACTTCGGCCGGACTGGACGACGATCCTCGTTGGCTCGCCGAATAAGGACATGACCTATCCGGCGTGGGATCCGGACGCTGAGATCGCCGGGTTCTCCTACGCCACGAACGGTCCGCACGGGGGCGGCGAGGTCTGGTCATTCCTGCGCGAAGAGGTGGCTCACTTCGCGCCGATCCGAGATCCGCTGGCGCGCTATCGGGGCATGCCGCTGATCACGGCGGCATTGCGGGACATCCGCGGGGATAGTGCCGCGACCACGCATAAGCTCCAGTTCTTCAACCATGCGGCGACCCCCAACATCATCCTCAAGTTCCCGCCGGCCATAGGGACAGAGAAGGCTAGGCAGATCGTCGATCTCTTCGACCAAGAGCACGCCGGGGCTTTCAACGCCTATCGGACGGTGGCGCTTCTCGGCGGAGTCGAGGCGCAGGTGGTCGGCAAGGATCTCCAGCAACTGGAGTTCTCCGCAACGCAGGGTAAGGGCGAGACTCGGATCGTCGCGGCGATGGGCCTGCATCCGACGATCGTCCCGGTATCCGAGGGCTTGCAGGGTTCGAGCCTCAACGCCGGCAACTTCGGAGCCGCCCGGCGTTTGGTCGCCGACTCATTCCTGCGGCCGGACTGGGGCAGCTTCGCCGGATCGCTCGAAACGATCGTCCCGCCGCGGCCGGGCACGCGTCTTTGGTACGACGACCGCCACATCCCCTTCCTAGCCGAGGACGTCAAGGACGCGGCGGACGTGCTCGCGATCGAGGCGCAGGCGATGGCGACACTCCGCCGCGAAGGATGGGATCCGGACGCAGTAGTTGAGGCCGTCACGGCGGGCGACCTCCGCAGATTGGTCGGCGAACATTCGGGCCTGCCGTCGGTCCAACTACAGACGCCCGGCACCGTCGCCCTCGCCGCTCGCCGCGATTTCTGGCCGTCGTCCGGCGATTGGGTCGGGTCGCAGATTGCTCGCGGCGACCTGTTCGCCCTCGACCACCCGCTCGTCGCCCACTTTCCGAGTCTGTTCGAGCCCGTGGCCAGCCTCAACGGGCGGATGCTGCAGGTATGGATCCCGTCAGTCCCAGCCCTACCGGCGCTCACCGCGCCACACCCCAACGGAGGGCAGTGAGATGCCGCCAACGAAGCGCACCACCGCGGAAGCCATGCTCGAGGCGCCGTGGGCCATCCTCCCTACAACGCTGGGTCGGATCGTCGACCGCGTCAGGCAGGGTCCGGCAATCCAGGTGGACGGTGCCGCGATCGTCGCCCTCGACGGCCCGCATGGTGGCGCTGTCCGCGTCGGCTCCGTTTCGGTCCTGCCGGTCTACGGCGTGATCGAGCATCGGGCCGACTGGATGATGGAATACTTCGGCGGCGTCGGCGTCGACGACCTGCGTGAGTCCCTCCGCGCCGAACTCAACGATCCGGCCGTCAAGGCGGTCGTGCTCGACGTCGACTCTCCGGGCGGCACGGTCGCCGGCGTGACCGAACTTGCCGCCGAGTTGCGCGGCGCGCGCGGCGGAACGAAGCCCATCGTGGCCGTGGCCAACACGCTCGCCGCCTCGGCCGCCTACTGGCTCGCAAGCCAGGCTGATGAGGTGGTCGTCACGCCATCCGGGTCGGTCGGCTCCATCGGCATCTACGCCCTCCACCAGGACGTGTCGCGGATGCTCGACGAGATCGGCGTGACCATGACATTCGTCAGCGCTGGCGAACACAAGACCGAGGGCAACGAATTCGAGCCGCTCAGCGACGAGGCCCGTGCGGACATCCAGTCCCGGGTCGACGCTTCCTACGCACAGTTCATTGCCGACGTCGCCGCGGGCCGCCGCGTCTCGGCCGACCGAGTGGAGGCCGACTACGGCGGAGGCCGTGTGCTCACCGCCAAGGCCGCCCTTGCCGTTGGCATGGTCGACCGGGTCGAGACGCTGGCGCAGACCGTCCAGCGGCTCAACGCCCCCGCCGGGCGGCGCCGCGCGATGGCCGCCGAGGGGCTAGCACCCGACCTAGAAGCGAGCGCTATCGGGCGGCACACGACCGCCACTGACGACGGCCCTTGGGACGGCCCGGCCAACGAGGCGCGGTTGCCATCCGGCGATGGTGCCGAGCCGGCCCTGCGCAAGGCCCACGCCTGGGTCGACGACGACGGCGACCCGGAGGCCAAGGCTTCGTACAAGTTCATCCATCACGAGGTCTCCGAGGACGGGTCGGTGGGCGCGGCGAACCTGAAAGCCTGCTCGTCGGGCATCGGCATCCTCAACGGCGGCCGGGGCGGGACGACAGTCCCCGAGGCCGATCGCAAGGGTGTCCACCGGCACCTCGCCGGGCATCTGACCGACGCCGACATGGAGGCTCCGCCCTACACCGGGCAGGCCCCCTTCACTGAGCGCATCGCGGCTCTCGTGGTCGAGGCGACCGAACTCGCCGACCATGCCGCCGAACGAGCGCGCCTGCGGGCCAAGGAAAGCCGGCCCGCCTTCTCCACTGCCACCGAGAGGTCCCTGCGGACGATCCGCGGGGCCATCGATGAACTGCTCGCGCCGGACGATCCGGAGCCGAGCGCATCCGCAACCGCGGAACCGGTCGAACCAGCTCCAGCGGGACCGTCGACGTCGCCCGTGGCGGCGCCCATCCCTCGGCGTTTCCAGACCCGAGAGGCCTGGCTGCGCCACTTGGAGAAGCATTGATGCTGACCATGACCGACCTCGAGGCGCTGAAGACCCTCGAGGAGTACGCAACATTCCAGGGCGACGTCCGCGCCCGGATGAAGGGTCTCTACGCCGAATTCGGCGTCAAGCCCTTCACGCCGGAGGCCCAGAGCGAGTGGACGACACTCGATGAACTGGACAAGGAACTCAGCGCCCGCATCACTGAGAAG